GTGAGGAAGCATGGAACGCTGTTGTTCGGTCTTATCTTGATGAGGCTTGGATGGCAGCTAAGAAACCGGCAAAGACTCAGCAGGGTGATAAGTTTGACACAGGTAACACTTGGCAAAACATATTGCTTGGCGATGAGAAATCAAAGGCTGCAATCCGTTTGTCGCTAGGTAAAAGAGAGTACCAAGCCTTGCGTGATCTTTCTCAAGTGCTTGAGTCTGCTGGACGGGTTAAGAAGCTAGGTTCTGATACTGCATTTAATCAATTAATCAATGAAGAAGTGATTAAAAACCCTCCTATGACAAGCGTAACAACTGGTGCTGCTAGAATCGTTGGTGGGATTAAATTAGATCAACCGGCAAAAGTTATTGCTGATTGGGCTATTAGACGCGATGCCTCCGCTAATGCAGATCAACTAGCAAGCATTATTACTAGCCCTGATGGTATTGAAAGATTAAAAGAACTTCGTAAAATGTCTAATACTTCTGCTAAATACTGGGCTGGTTTAGGACAATTGCTTGCTGATTACGGCATATTAGAATCTAGGGATTAATCATGGCAAAGAACAAGATTAGCGAGTTTAGCTCTACTCCTGCAAACAATACCGACATAGCCGGGATCAATATTTCGGAAGGGTGTGCCCCAAGCGGGATAAATAACGCTATACGTGAGCTTATGGCGCAGCTTAAAGACCAGCAAGCAGGTACAGATGGGGATAACTTTACTGTAGGCGGTGGGTTTACTTGTACTGGTGCTGCTGTGTTCTCTAGTACCGTTGCTATTGCTGGGTCTGCTACTGGATTGACTGCATCTGTTTCAGATGACAGCACTAAGTTAGCTACAACTGCATTTGTCCGAGACATTATTCCTACGGGTGTTATTGTCATGTGGTCTGGCACTGTAGCAACAATTCCTAGTGGCTGGTTTCTTTGCGATGGCGCTAATAGCACACCAGATTTGCGTAATAAATTTATTATTGCTGCTGATGCTGATTCGGGTGGTGCTGCTAAGACTACGGTTACAGGATCTGCTACTCAGTCTGGTGGTTCTGCTGATGCTATTGTTGTAAGCCATACGCACACAGCTACGGTTACCGATCCCGGTCACTTGCATACTTTTAGTTTTGAATCGGGATTAGCGCAAAATGGTAGCGGCAGAAACGGTGTAGGTGGTACAACTCCATTTTCAACTAATTCTCAAGTTACTGGTATTAGCGTATCCAATAGCACTACTGGCTCTAGCGGAACTAACGCTAACCTGCCTCCGTACTATGCCCTTGCATACATCATGAAGGCTTAATCATGAAAGAGCTGCCACTCACAGACGATCAAATCGAGGCCATAGCTGAAAAAGCCGCTGAAGTTGCATTTAAAAAGATTTATGAAGAAGTAGGTCGATCTGTCGTTAAAAAGATATTCTGGATTGTAGGAGTAGCTGCATTGGGTCTAATGTTCTGGATGGCTGGCAACGGGACTTTGCCTAAATGATTGAAGTGGCTACAGCCCTGATGGTAATCAAAGGGGCTAAAGCAGCTTTTGATATAGCCAAAGAAGCATTTGACGAGATCAGGGAATGTGCTGAAGCTGGTATGTCTGCCAATGATTCATTAGGCGCACTTACCAGTTTTTTTTCGTCTGCTGGCAAGGCTGAAGAAGGGATAGCACAAGCTAAAGAATTACAAGCTAATCCACCAGAAGGCCAAGACGATAGCCGTAGCGACTACGAGATTGTCATTGAGATGATGGTCGCGGAACGTCAGCTAAAGCAATTCTACAAAGACTTAAAAGAGATGTTTATCTACCAATTTCAGGAACCCGGCTTATACGACGAGTTTATGGGACGGCTAGATAAACTCAGGGCTGATCGTAGACAGCGGGAAACAGACAATAGGCTGCACCTTAAAGCTATTGAGATGGCTGGTAGACGAGAGAAGGCTAAGAAGGCGCAAATGATTCAGGATGCGTTAGCTATAGCACTGGGTGTTATAGTTTCTATTGCGCTAATTATTGGTATGATCTGGATGTTCACTTTGGGGAAATAATATGTTTGGACTTGAGGCATTGCTAGGCATTGGTGGAAAGCTGATTGATAAGCTGATCCCAGATCCAGAACAGAAAGCTAAAGCGCAACTAGAACTAGCTAAGATGGCTCAGGACGGTGAGCTAGCTAAGATGGCTAACGATACTGAGTTGTACAAGACTGAGCAAGACAATATAACTCAGCGCCAACAGGCTGACATGGCTAGTGATAGCTGGCTGTCCAAGAATATCCGTCCGTTGACCCTGATTTACATTCTGGTGGCTTATCTGGCTTTGGCTATCCTTGATGCCTCGGTTGTTGATATAGCGGAATCTTTCGTTGTCCTGCTGGGTCAGTGGGGAATGTTAGTTATGTCCTTTTACTTTGGTGGTAGAACGCTTGAGAAGATTATTGATATGAAGGCTAAGAAATGATTAACTCACGCAAGATTGAAGATTTGCTTCCGGTAGTTCAGGACAAGGTTCGCAAGTTCAAAGCATTGTGCGAAGAAAATAACATTGACCTGCTGATTACGTCTACTTATCGAGATCATGAAAGCCAGAACGCTCTGTACGCTCAAGGTCGTACTGCTCCCGGAAGAAAAGTTACTAATGCCAAAGGTGGTCAGAGTTGGCATAACTGGCGCTGTGCTATTGACGTGGTTCCTTTGACCAATGGTAAACCTAACTGGAATACCAAAGATCCGGTCTGGATGAAGGTTGGAGAACTAGGTAAACAGGCTGGCCTAGAGTGGGCTTGGGAATGGAAGACGTTTAAAGAAATGGCACACTTCCAATATACCAGCGGCAAGACACTAGCCCAACTTCAAGCAGGTGAAACCATAGGGTGATTATTATGAAGAAACTTGCCGTTATCTTATCGCTAATTAGTTGCTATAGTTTTGCAGAAGAAGCAGCAGGTTTCCAAAATAATTCTGGTGGTTGGACGGTTATTACTACTAGAGATCAGTATTGTGGTTCTAAAGATATGAACGATGGCTATGCTTTTGGGATTAACTCTTACGCCAGGTTTTGTTGGACTAGACGGTCTAGCTCAATTTTAAGTGTATTTGAAACCGGAGAAACCGGAGTATGGCACATTGATTCATTTACATTACTTCCTGTTGAGCCTGAGTACAACGGCAACAAATTATAATGACTAAAAAAGAAGATTGGATGCCAGCGTGTCAATCTTGTTCCTTCTTTGAGATTGAAGTTAAAGAAGAACTAGGTTTCTGTAGACGCTACCCACCAAAGTTAATCAATATTGGTGAAGATGAGTATGACTGCTCCTACCCTATTGTATCTAGGGAAGATTGGTGCGGCGAATTTCATAGATTTTCTAATTAGGGATTATCATGACTAAGTCATCTTGCACAGAGCAAGAATTTATTGCCTTGTGGAAAAAACACGGCTCAGTAAAAGTATTAGCAGAGATCATAGGAATATCTGAGCGAAACATAGCCAAACGTCGAAGGGCAATAGAAGTAAAACACGGCATAGTTTTGGCTGGCGTTGCAACCAATAGTCCAGACTTCAAGGTAACCTATGCCTACAATAACGTCAGAACTAAAATTGAGCTAAATAATGGCATTGTCGTAGTAGGCTCAGACTGCCATTACTGGCCTGACATTATCAGCACTGCTCACCGTGGATTTGTAAAGATCATCAAAGACTTGAAGCCAAGGATGGTCGTTATGAATGGAGACGTATTTGACGGTGCTAGTATCTCTCGTCATCCACCTTCAGGATGGGGAACAACGCCTAGCGTAAAGCAAGAACTAGAAGCCTGTCAGGATCGTCTAGAGGAGATCCAGAAGGCTGCTAAAGGTGCTGCCCTACATTGGACATGGGGTAATCACGATATGCGCTTTAATGCCCGTTTAGCTGCTCAGGTGGGTGATACGTGGCGAGGTGTAGAAGGCATGAACCTGACTGACCATTTCCCACTATGGAAGTTCTCAACCAGCATTATGGTCAACGATAATGTAATGATTAAGCATCGTTACCACAACGGAATACACGCAGTCTATAACAATATTTTAAAGGCGGGTTGTACGGTCGTAACAGGCCACCTTCATAGCTTAAAAATAACGCCTTTCTCGGATTACCAAGGCGACCGTTATGGGGTAGACACAGGCTCATTAGCTGACGTTCATGGTGACCAATTTGAATATTCGGAGGACAACCCTAAGAACCATAGAAGTGGAGGAGCTATCCTAACCTTTGTTAATGGGAAGTTATTGCCTCCAGAGCTATTCCAAGTATGGGATGATGACCACATAGTTTTTAGAGGCCAACTGATAAAGGTTTAATCAAGCTAATAGGGTGTATTGAAACTTCTTTCTTACGCGCCCTACATAGCCTCTGTCGATCCCTGCCAGACATCTTAAACCTCTTGGCATCTTTACCTTCGCCCCAACGGATAACCATTGTGTTATCCCTGCCTCTACTGTCTGCTTCCCATTCGTAGATGTGAGCTAGTTTATATTTCCTAAACGTCTTCATTAAGCTGCCAACAGTAACCGGGTGTAACCCAGTTTCCTCAGCTAATTGCTTTATTGTCGCGTCATTATTTATTAAAAACTTAATTGCTAGAGCGTAGGTTCTCTGATTGACTTTGTTCATTATTAATAGCTCTATTGATATACCACTGGGCTTTTAAAAGATCCTTTAACTTATCTTCCTTCTTGCCAGCTCTTGATATGTATTTGACTGCATTACCTAGATGAAAGTCTAGACCTTTGGCTTCAATGAAATCAATTGTTTCAATTCCGCCATCGGTATAGTGTGCCGGGTTATTAACTTGATCCATCTTTGACAAAGACTCCATTCTTATTGAGGTATCCTTTGCGGTCTTTAATCTCTTTGTAAGCAGACTCAAGGCACTTGGTAAGGTCTACATTCTCTAAAGCCCCCACCACAATAAGACAAACAAGCACGTCACCAATGCCATCAACAATAGCAGGTCTATCCCGTTTAATAATAGCATCAGACAATTCTCCCATCTCTGAGACTGCTTTAAGCATTTGCGTTTTAGAATCTGAGTTAGCAATGATGCCTCTAGCCTCAGCCCAGCGGATTACTTCAAGTTCCGTGACATTCCAACTCACTTGCACAGCTCCTTAATATCAGCAATAGGTAGTGCGAATATTTCATGAATACGGATCATCATATCTGCCGATACAGCGCATTTGCCATTACGTACCCGGCTAATGACTGGTGTTGAGACATCAAGTTTTGCAGCCAATTGGCGGTCATTCTTAATCTCAAAGCGGCTCTGTAGTTCGTCTAGCAGTTTCAAAGTTATCTCCTGTTAAAAAGGTTGTTGGGTTCGATTTGGTCTTCAATTAAGCAAAAGGAAAGCCAGAAAACCATTTGCGTTGACATCCTCGATTGCTGGCTTAACACCCAACACGGCTGACCACTGCTATTTCCCCATCGTCCTACCATAGCAATCTAGAATCCTATGGCTTTCCGGTTCTGGGTTAGTTTGCTATCGCGTATAGCATCCAGCAATGGTCATGCGTCTTGGTGCAGGGTCACTAAACTTTGGAAAAGTCCGAAGGAGAGTTTAGCCCCTGCTGCCGGTGTTACACGCCACTACCGGCTTGGCGTTAAAGGGTGGAGATACTCACAAGATTTAGGGTGAACTGACCAAAGTCCCCGCCAGCTTGCTTTCTCTCCGTAGATCAGAAAGGAATGGGATCGTTAGGATCTTCTTCCGGCATTTCTTTTGGCTTTGGCTTTGCAGCATCCTTGGGCTTAATTGACAGGCTAAAGAACTTCTTTCCGTCCTTGCTTGACTCTTTAATCCATGCTGATAGCCAGAAGTCTGTGCCATCGACATTGATTGAGCCAGAGTATTCTGGATGATTGTCTGCTGTCTTATTCTGATTCTTAGAAAGAATGCCGCGATTAGTATTGTCAAAATTGCTCATATTTTTCCTATTAAGTTGATTTGATTTCAAGTGCTTTATTAGCCTCTTTTAAAGCTGATCTTTCTTTAGAGCTAAACAAACTCCAAAATGCAGTGTCAGAGTCAGCATCCAATTCAAGAGATTTTTTATACAAGACTGCATCTTCAAGTTTGTTTTGGTTAATGTATGTTTTTACATTAATTGCAAGACTCCTAAGACGCTCTTGATCTTCTTCTGTAAGATTATCGAATACGTCTCTGGTAATCGGTTTAGCTGACTTAGGAGACTCTGAACCTGTTGTAGCGTCTAAGGCATCATGCTCGACAACCTCTAGCGCACTTACGTACAAGTACCTCCGAGAATAAGTCTGAACAGCGCCCATATTTTGTATAGGGTGACAGCCCTTCAGGTTGGCATCAGCCATCGGGCTAGTAAATGTAATGCTGCTACCGTTATCAGTATCGACAATGCGTAGAGTAGCCAACTCTTTATCAAAGCTGATGACTGAGCAGAGTCCGAGTTCACTGAATATCCCATTAATTGTCGGTAGAAAATCGCCAAGCTCAAAATACTGATAACCCGCAAACTTATTGTGTCCTGACTTCTTTAGTGGCGCTGCCTGTAGCATCATCCTAGCCTTTTGCAGCTTTGCGTAAACTTGATATTCAGACATTATTTAACCTTTGAATTTTTTATACTGCACAATATTGAGTGGTTTGATTTCCTGAACAAGCTGTACCGGATTAACCTTAATCTGCATCTCCTTACGGACTCTTGCAAATGTTTTAGCCAAGTTGGTACTGGAAGCAGGGACATATTTAAAAGATGAATCTAAAATTGATTTGCTCATAAAGAACTGGCTAGTAAATAGAGAGCGATAATTATTGCACCGGAACAGATTGGGTGTCTAGCAAACCAGTCATTCGTCGAAAGTAGCTTTTTCATAACGTGCCTTTTCCCACATTAATTTATCAACATGAGCGCAAGCTCTACCAAAACTATCAATGTCCTGCTCCAATGACTGGCAAAGCATCTGACGGGCTATTTCCATGCCCTCCTTGATACCGTCTTTGTAGGCTTGGGTGCGAACGTCTGAAATGATTGAGTTATCCATTATTTGCATCTTTCAACGAATTGTATTGCTCTACCAGCTTGTAGTAGCCAGCACGATCTAGCGCCATTTCGTAAGATCCGTCTTGGCATTTTTTCCAGTAAGCGTTGCTAGCTTCAAGTTCTTCAATCTTGGCTTTGATTTCATTGATATTCATATTGGTCTCCTAGTAAGCCGCTAGATGCGGTAGAGAGATAATGCACCATCACAATAATTGTGTCAATGAATAATTTTAATTGCAAACAATATTCCTATTTAAAAATACTATTGACAGGACTAGCGTATAGCCCCAATATGTTTTGGTATCACAACAAACGGAGGAGATATGAAAGTTGCTGAAATTGCTATTTTGACATTTGCTTTTATATGTGGTGGTCTGTCTATTTACTGGAGTATCAAGGCTCACAATGCGGTTAAATTGCCTTGTACTGTGTCAGAAATTAGCCCAGACTTTAGCCAGAAGGATTATGAGAAGTGCAGGATTATGAAGGGACATAAGCTATGACTAAAGATGACATTATCCGCATGGCGCAGGAAGCTGGATACATCGGTTTTCAGTTTACTTCCATTACGACACTTGAGCGTTTTGCCAAGCTAATAGCCGCAGCGGAACGCGAGGCGTGTGCCATAGTTGCTTTTAACGCAAAGACATATTTAGAGGCAGCCGCCGCTATTCGCGCAAGGGGGCAGGGATGAAATGTGAACGATGTGGAGAATTTAACCCGGCTGAGATACATACCTGTACACCACAACGCAAATTGCAGGTGCTTACCACTGAGGAACGTATAGTGCGTGAGAAGTCTGCAAAGGGTAATTACTTTGATTTACTAGAAGACTATGAATTTAATATGAAGGGGAAGAAATGATAACTCGCAAAGAAAAAATACTAGAAGTGTTCCATAAACATGGCGGGATGACTTCTGATGCCTTGTTAATGAACTTCGGAATGTTTAAATACGAACGGGATTACGAGCTAAGAGCAGCACTACAGGACTTAGTTAATTACCAAAAACTTCGCATTATCGGTAATGTATACTTTCCGGTTGGTCAGCCAGCTAAAGAAGAACGGGTGATGGAGGTTGTTGCTCCTAGATACCAGCCTCAATTTAAGCAGCTTAGTACATTCTTACCTAAAATATCACCTAGAGGCCAAGCAATTGAAAATCGAACCTTCTACACCTGTACAAGTAAGCTCGCAGGAACCTACCAAAACTAACTATTTTGGGATGAAAACTTGTCCCGGCTGCAAGAAGTCTAGAAGCTGCATACAGTTTGAAAAGTCTAATGTTTGCAGGACTTGCAAGCTCAGGGGAGTTAAAGTATAGTTTGATTAGTGTTTGGCGGCACTATCGGATAGGGTCGCTAACATTGCATTACTGGAATGGCTAGGTTAGCTACCGAAAAGACGATTCGTTACCGTCCTGCCAGCTCCAACTTCAGTAACGATAGCCAATAACGTGAGGCATATATGCACTACTACCAGCACCATATAGGGGAC